CATTATACAGACTATTCAGAGCTATTATTATTTAGCAATCCGTCTTTTAACATCTTTGATAGTTCACTCGTAGAACCAACAAATAATGCATTATTCGTAACTGTGTTTTGTTTTTTAGGATTATCTTCTTCTATATCTTTAACTTTCTTGTGCAAATCTGCTAACTTATCTGTTGTATCTGCAACTGATTTGATAAGTTGTCCAGCAACTTCATATGCTCTTGGACTTGCAGTTTCACCAGCAACTTCCATAATACCATTGATAGCTTCTTGACCTTTTTCTATAAGTGAATATAAATTTCCTCTTGTATAATCGTAATCTTTTTTGACTTCATCTACTTTAGTTACTTCATCTGCTTTTACAATAGCATCAACTTCAACACTACCATCAGTGTTGAAAGTATCATTTAAAGAATCGTAACCTTTTGTCATTAGATGTCTACCTTCCTTGTAGGACTAAATTCTTTGGCATCACCAAAGAAAGAACTTGTTTCTGTGAATCCAAAATCATCACCAGGTTCAATAAGTAAGTCGTCTTGAGTATCTATAACTTCATCTTCGTTGTAATCTTTCTTTGCTTTAGGTACAACGGTATATCTTTGTACTCTTGATGCGGTTCTTGTATTTGTATCTGAATAGTAATCCAACTGAACTTTTTTGATAAGTCCCTCTGGAGTATCTGCAATATGATTGAAGAAAAATGTTTTTGCTGTAAATGATAAAGTGTATATCAGTGCTCTTCGTGTTGCAAAATCTCCTTCATAATCATCTTGTTGAGAAATATTTTGGAGAACCATAGGTATATCTCTCTTTTCTCCGATAGACTTAACTAAATCAATTGATATATTAAAACCTGGTTGAAAAAATGGTAATATCTGTTCTAATATTTGTAATCCATCATCTTGCAATTTTACAAGAATATTTAAATCAAATCCAAGATTATATGGAACAGGCATGAATACCTTTTTCATCTTATTATTATTAACGTCTTGTGCTTTGAATGTTTGTGTAATACCTGCTTTTCTTGTAGAGTCGTAAGATATATTTGTAATTTCAAATGACATTCTAGGTAATGTAATTTGAGTTGCTTTATTTAATTCTGCTTGCTGTGTAATTCTTGCTAAAAACTTTTGTCTAGGACCATATGCAATAGGAACTTTAATTTCTGATATCATGTTTCCTGCACCATCATCATGACGCACATGAATATCATTAAACAGTGTGCCAAATGCAATAACCGTTTTTCTTACAATTTCGTGATAAAAATAATTACCTAACATTAGAAACTACCAAATGGATTTGATTCAGAGAAGTCAATTAACAAGTCTGCTTCTGACTCAAATATATCGCCTTCATTATATTTATCGGTGCTGTCATCCTTGTCGTAAATAGAAACACTAAACAATGCACCAGATGTAAGTCCTTTAATGTCTTCTCCTTTAAAGAATCCTGTTGTTGTAGTGCCAATTCCAACATTACTGATTGATAATATTCCAGTATCTGCATCCCAATTTTTAACTCTTGCTTGAGTTCCTGAACGCATTCCTTGAACAACTTCATTAAATTGATATGTTCCAACTCCACTAATTGTTTCTGGATTTGCAATAGTAACTGTCGGAGCTGATGTATATCCTTTACCAGCATTTTGTACGAATATTGAATTAACACGATTAAATCCATTACCAGCATCACCAATTGACGCAATACCAACAGCACGATCACTAGCAATACCTGCTTGTGGATTTGCAACAGTAACTACTGGAGCAGTTCCAAAACCAATACCATTATCAGTCATAGTAAATCGAATTACACCTTTTGCGGATGTTTCAATTGAACAAGTCGCTGCAGCACCAGTCCCTCCACCACCAGAAAAAGTGATAATTGGTGGAGTGGTATAATTTGCACCAGCGTTTGTAATTAATATTTTTTCAATCGATCTAACACCTGCTCTTTCTGTAGTAAATGCTACTGCAGTTGCATTATCTCCCGTTTGACCACTAGGAGAGGTACTTATTGAAACTACTGGAGCACTAGCAAATCCAGAACCATCATTATTTAAGAATATTTCACGAATGTAACCTGTATCTATTGAAGCAACAGCTGTTGCTGTTCTACCAACTCCAACAAGTTGTAGTGTTGCAATATATCCTTCATCTTGAACTTGAGTGTCAATAATATCAATAGAAGTGTCAATGACTTCATCTTCATACTCAAAGAGTTCACATTTCAGTTTGTAAACATATGTATTTCCTAATTGATAAAAGGGTTCTTCGTGTTCTACAAATTTTATTTCAAATAATCTTTGTCCAAGTGGAAAAAATACCAAATCTCCCTCACGAGGTCTTGATGCCAATTCAATGTCATCATCAGCATTCATAAACGGAGCAATAAATTCTTCAAATCTTTCTTTTGAAATGGTGAGAGTTACTTCATCTCTTAAACTCATTCCAAACTTTGTTAATACATCTCCTGCTCCTTGATATCCCTCATAGGTATCAACATATGCTTCAATCGCAAAATTATCATCAAATTTAGATGCTTGTACTTCCTCTATAATTGATGACTGATTTACAAATTTTCTTGGTATATAAGTTACTTCTTGACCATAAATTTTAAGATGTTCATTAACTAAATTCTGAACTAATCTCTGCTCCTGTCTAGAACCTTGTAAAAAGTAGGGATTTAATGCCATTATTCATCACCCAATAAAGTCAAGAGGAGGTGTCTCAAAGTCCTGTGCCATCCTTGATGTTAATGCCTCTAATTCTCTAACTCCATCATCATAAATTTCTCTACCATTTAATTCAATTCCACCAGGTAACTTTGTTCCTCTAAACTTAATTAAGTTCATACCCCATTGTTTTTTCATCAATGCGACAAAATATTTTTTTACAAATGGATCATTGTAAACTTGGTTATATTCTTCTGGATCAAGAGCACGGAAACAATCAATTACAATAAAATCATCTAATTGTTGTGCTCCCCAGTCAATGTCTAAGTATAATCTATCTTGTCTCTGGTTAAATCTCACTTGTTTTTCAGTTGTAAGTAAAAAATCAATATCTTCAAGATATGATTTAGTCATTGCATACTGTAATAAATTCACAGAATTGAAATAATACAAATCATTTAAGAATAATTGGTATTTTATACTAAACATTCCACCTGAAATGGAACTACTATCAAATTTAAAAACTTTATTGATACCAATAACGTGATCTGGCACAGAAATAAAGTTTGAAGTTTCATAAAAATTACTCTGTACAGTTACATTAGAAGTTGATATACCAGTGGTTGTAACAATTCCAACTCCATCTGTTCCTTTTGCTCTACCTCTGTCTAAATCATCTTGAGTAATTTTGTACTTAAGATACATTCTTTCAATACCATTATAATGACGCTCATTGTACATTTGAAGAGTGTCGTCAAGTGCATCATGAATTTGGTCAGTATCAAGGTTTATTTCCAAAACGGGATAACCCAGTTTACGCAAACCGAAATTTATAAGTTGTCCTCTACTATTTGGTTTCGCCATCGCTATCCGTGTAATTTGCGAGTTGCTCTAAAAGTTCATTTTTTTCTTTTTCAAAATCATTTTTTAGAGTTTGGAGTTTTGCCTCCAAAAGAACGTTTTGGTTTAATGCTGCTGCTAGTTTTGTATGATATAAGTTCACTAACACATTAATGTCTACTTCACTGTTTTGCTGCATATTAGAAGGTACCTCCGTCCAGAGTCGATGTCCAATGTGGTTTGTTTATATAGACATTGGTGGCAGCACCTGGTACAGATGATAGGTTTGCAATTGCACCACTCTGACCCTCTCTTCTTAAATTATTAGTTGTATTAAATGTTCCTTCTACACCAATCAAATTAACAGAGTTTCCACCTGTTACTGCTGTTTCAACAACACCAAAAGCACCAGTACTATCTTGTTTTACAATATCACCTACTGCTACCGTGATACCTGCACTCAAGGAACTTAATGTAACTTTTGTGATTGCAGTTAAAACTTGTTTTGATGTAATAACTGGTGTTTGTGGAGCATTTGTAGATCTCTGTAGACCAGTATCGTCAAACCAAACTACACCACCTGAAGCAAAATTACCTGACTGATAGTAAATTCCTTTAATATCTAAGAAACCTTTTGCACCAGTAACAACACTAGCGGAGATAGTTGCATCTGGAACATAAGTCCATCTACGACTGTTATCACCGTGTGTACCGTGATTTCCTGTTCCTGCTGTGCTAGATGCGATTGAACTATCGTCTAGTCCAAAGAAACCATCAGTTGAGTTTGCAGTTCCAATACCAGTATTATAAGTAAATCCAAGTCCACGGTCAGTATTAGTGTCTGTTGCGTGTACAACTGAGAATGTAGTTTGAGTGCTTATTCCAGCAACAGTTGTGCCTTGGAAGGTAAGCATATTATTACCAGTATTAATCGCTGTAACAGTTGTAATACCGCTTGCAGAAAAACTTGAGTGTAATAAAGTGTCATTAACTGCAATACCTGTTACTTGGTCAATTATAACTGTAGAAACACCAGATTGAACTGCTACCATCACAGTTCTTGTACTGGTGGTATCACCAACCATCATGATTGGGTCATTAACAGTTGTCTGCGTTGAGTTAACTGTGGTTGTTGTACCATCAACTTGTAAGTTACCTTTGATGATAACGTCACCTTCATTACTTAAACCATCTGGATATGGGTCAATGAATATCTTATTTCCTTGACCAGCAAGAGATGCGATTATATTATCTTCTATTCGGATATTACCAAGAGAACTATTTCCACCAACAATTAATTGATCATCAACAGTTACTTTACTGGAAGTAAATCTTACGTTCGCTCCAGCAAATCTTAATTCATCTGTACCGTTCTCATCATATTCTATAGTTGCATCAGGTGCTGCTGTTCCATTTACACCACCACCAAATCCCAAGAAAGTATCGTCTGGTATCATTACCTGACCAGAACCGTTAGGATTAAAAATTATATCACCGTCAGTGTTTGATGAAGATAAGGTATTTGCATCTAAAGTTAAATTATCTACATTCCAAACATCTATTTTTCTACTACTATCAAGTATTGCAACAATACCGCCATCACTATTTCTTGAGTTGGTAACACCTGCTAAAGCACCAGGTGTGTGCTCCATCATAGATGTGTAATAATGACCAGCAACTGGATGAACGTTTGTACCGTCATCTCCCAAAAATACTCTGTCTTTATATTGATTTGCACCACCATATTGACCTATACCAGTCACATATGCCATTTCACCCCAATTCAAACTAGCAGGTTTGGCTGTACCCGATGATCGTTTGATTCTAATTATACTAGCCATTTCAGAAATTTCCTCCGTTGATGTCTAAATTCTGTGTCGCACCTGGCGTTAGTTCTAATGTGCAATCAAATTTTTTTGTAACACCATTAAAAACAAGAACCATACCATTTTGTAAGGTTCCTGGAACATTCACATCACTTAATTCTGTTAATGATAGAGTTTGAGCACCTGCCAGAGATGAAATCACCTTCGTGGCATTTTGTTGTCCTACTCTGACTTTGATATCTGCCATCTATTAAAAAGCAATTCAGATCTAGAAAGTATTTATATTTACTAAGTTGTTATCTTTGAAGCAAGCTCTTTTAACATAGTTTTTAGTGTCTCAATCTCACTTTTCATCTCATCTAATTCTGCTCGTTTATCAAAATTTCTTCTTTTGTCAGACATATAAGTTGAATATCCAGCAGTATCCATATTGATTATGGCACCTGTTTTTTCATCACGAAATAAATTTTTATGTCCTTCAACTGGTATCATGCTAATGCAATTGCCCTAAAGTCTCTTAATCTTACAGGATATGATTCATTAGTAGATATCATAACTATCTTGATTGTAAATCCACTAAACTGCTCTAAATTATCGACTGAGAATTGATATTCAGAGAATTTATCAAATTCATTAGGAGAGACAAAAGCATCTGCTCTACCATCATTTTTACTTAAATCAATGATGTCATCACCAAATCCATCACCATCAACATCAACTAAATTTTTATAACCAGGAAATGCTCTGTATGTTTGAGATACTTCACTTGAATCTGCACTGAATAATCTGTAATAAACCCTGAAGTCTGCTTCAGGTTGTACACTTGCACCTAATAAAACTTTCAAAGAAGTTGCAGGTTGCTTCAAATTGATTCTATTAGAAACAAATATAGAACCATGTGGATCATCTTCAATTTGATTTGTTCTATTATCTGTGTCATAATTATCAAACCCTATAGGATTGTTAATTTTATTTCTTCCTAAAATAAATGTTGCATTTTTAACATCTAGAATAGGTGATAAATTAGGATCGGGTGAACTCATAGTAACATCCATAGTCAAAGACTTTTGTTTTGGAAGATTACCGAGTTTGTTTACCTCATTGATTCTAGATGCAACTAATCTTGGAGTTGGGAAGAATGCTGCATTATTTAATGCAATTGGTTCATATCCCTGATCTATGAATGAAACTTCTGTCCCATTTGCACTCGTTCCACTCACAGTTCTTAGTGAAGTATTAACACGAGTGAGACTACCAGGTGTTAACACATTAAATTGTGGTGTTATAGAACTAAATTGATGATTTTGTGATATTTTAACGTCTAATCCACCAATTCCTTTTTCATTTGTGAAACATAATTGCTGATTATCCGTTCTCGTAGAAATGCCTAATACATTAACATCTAAGAAATAATTATCAATATTAGATGAATTAACTAATGTAGTATTTGTTGGGACAGTATGTATTGTATTAATACCCACTAAAGGCATACCCCCAACTTCATAAGTCTGAATGAGAGATCCCTCTGGATGAGTTGTTGCGTTTGAATTAAACTTACCTCTTGTAAGAGTTAATTGACCAACTCCAAGAGTATATGAAACAATTTCTTCACCAATTAATGCCTCGCCAGTCTGAACAGATATGCCACCAAATGTAGCAAATGGAGCTGTATTTGCAAGCGATACTACAGTGCCTTCAGTTGTTAATTCAGATGTGGTAGCAACAAGAGTTGTATCTGGTTTAACATTTTTAATTTCAACTTTATTTGTAGCACCATGATGTGCATGATTATATTGTGTTACTTCAAATACACTACCAGTGAACAAATCACTAGTAGGGAATGATGATTCATTCTGAGGTGAACTAACAGTCACAGATGACAAAGTTCTGGTAGTATTATTCGTATTATAATGAACAAGTTTATGACCAGAGGTAAATTGTTTACCTTGAACATCAGTTAAGAATAAAGTATCAGCGGACGCATTTATTTTAGATACAATTAATTTAAATCCAGCACCTCTTGAAATTTGAACATTTGAATTATCAATTGTTAATACCTCACCGACTTGATACCCACTACCAACTGTTAAATTAGATATTGAATTTATCGCTCCAGTTGTGGCATTAATCGTAATAGCACACTGTGCACCTGTACCACTTCCAGTCAATGAAACAAGTGGAATATTATTAGTTCCGCCAGGAGCTGCATATCCCGCACCATTATCAACTATATCAAAATCAGTTCCAAGAACAGGATTAGATCCAGTGGTAATGTTAATCGCTGCACCCCTACCTTCAACAACACCCGTTACACATAAATCTTCATTTGCTGCAGCAGAATTAGTTCCATTATCAGTGCTTACCTTTCTTCCAATAGGGAAATCAGTTCCAGCACCAGAACATTTAACAGTTAATTTTCTTGGTAATACTCGTATCGGGTTATCAGGTAATACTTGTGTATTAAGATTTCCTGCTTCGATTGGAGTATTATAGAACGTAGCAGTTCCTGATCCTACAAATGACGCTTTACGTAATTTAAATGTTAAATCCTGAAACTGACTTGCAGTCCAGATTGTACCATTTTGTGATTTAAATAAACTACCACCAATATATTGTTTAGATACAACTACGTTTTCTACATCTGGTAAATTAGTTGTTCCAACTGTTTTTTGACCCATTGTAGCAACCCACATCTCATACTTATCAGAGGAAGGTGCTAAGAATACCAAAGCATACTCTTTTTCTGGTTCAAGATAAATTGGTGATGGGAAGTTTAAAGTAGTTGCAACTGAAGCATCATCAGATACATTAATATTTTTTGGATTAACTGCAATTTGTGCATAGTCTTGAACAAGGTATCTTGTAGGTATTCCTAATTCTACCTCTCTTAACTCAACAAATAATTTTGCCCTTTCATCCTTAGATTTAAAGAATACATCAAATGATGTTAAAAATGCACCAGTTTCATCAACAGTAAATGACTGAGCTAATGGATCTCTATGGGGTGCAAGGAATTTTTTACCCAATTCTTCCTTCCAAATTGTATTTGTTCTAGTAATTGTTTCACTTGGACGTGTTCCAGATGGTGGGGGTGGATTTCTTACTTGAACAGAGGTTGTATTTTGGGTTTGTATGGTGCCTGTTCCTGTAAATATTCCCTGTGCATCACTAGCGTGATCACTAGCACCAGGAATGGGTATAGTGCCCTCTGGTGCTGATGTAATTCTAAAAGTTTTTGTACCTGTTGCAAATAGAGTAGGTGGTTTAGGTGTTTTATTAGGATCTCTAAAGAAAAACGCTCCTAATATATCTCCCCAATTATCACTAAACAATTCTACACTACTTACAGTTGCAACTGCACCACTACTCTTACCTACAATTTTTGCACCCTTGACAATGTAACCAAAATATTTTTCTAAATTTGCTAATGAAATTGTATCAAAATTAAGTAATTTAGAGGTTGCTGAATAAGTGTCTGATGGTGCTGGTCTTGAAGTATCGAAAGGATCAACTGTATATTCTTCAACTAAAACTGATGGATTACCTAATCCTGCACCAACATCTGGTCTTGATGTGTCACCAAATTTATGATTAGGTTTTTGTATTCTAGCAAATGCTATCTGAGTTCCATCAAGTTCAATATTTACGTCTTCAAAAACACTGAATGTTCCTGAAACCATATTAATCTCAACTAATTTGGGGAATATATCAGGAACTCCATTATCAAGATAATGAAAATGCTTTGTGTTAGGTCTTAAACCATTTGCATTGAAGAATACATTTCTTGAACGCATATATGGATCTGTTTCACTTGTTACCTTTATACTCTCAACATAATCAAATTCATGACTAGGTCCTTGTAAAACATTTTGAAATGTTCTTCTAATTTCTTGAGATTGTTCGGTTATTCTTCTTACAATTCTTATTCTTCTTCTGTAATGATTATAATCTGGATCTCTTATGCTTCCGATATTTTTTGTGCCTTTATCTTCTTCCCTAATAGGTCCTATTGCTTCTTCATTAACAACTTCTGCCCATTTAGCACCACTAGACTCAGTTCTTTTATTATTTGTATATAAAGTTCTTGTCCAGTTATCAGATGGTGGATCTAAGATTATACCACCCATAAAAACAATCACATTAAATGGGTTTACATTTTCTGCCTCAGTTGCTTGTGGTTGTGTTAACCAATCAACCTCTGTATAATTTAATGTTATTAAATCACCTGTTTTTTTACAATTTGTATCTAAAAGTTGCAAATTAGAATTAAGGTCAGCAGCATCTATATCAATAGATGGATTTACTGCTAATTCAGGATTTATTGACCAAAAATCTGTGGCACTTACTAATTCAGTATTAATTATATCTACATCACATCTTGATCCTGTTTCTGGTGTAAAATCGATAAAGTTTCTACTTGAAAAATCATTAACAACAAGACCCGTTTTAAATCTATCAAGACCATCGGCATCTCTTACTTGAAGTGATTGTGCACTTATTTCTAATGCACTCAAAGTTGTTGTTAATTCTAAATTTTCAATTCTCTTCTCTAAAGCACCAATATCTCTCATTGTAAATCTCTTATTCTCAAACATTTTAATGTTTGGAGATTTTACTGTATCAAAAAGATAAGGAGGTAATGAGATTTCAGCAATCTCCATTGAATTGCCTTGTTCACTTGGAGGTGCTGGTTCCTCTGCAGGTTCACCTTTTACTAATTTTACCTCTTGATATTGATTTATCACCAATTTATCAATTCTTGGTAAATAATAACTGTATCCTAGAATTGAACTTTCATTTGGTGTTACAACATATGGATTTGTTGACACAAATTCTCTTGCTCCAAATGAGAATGGAGACACTTCATGACCTTCACCTGGAACATTATTGATAGGTTTTACCCTTGGTCTTAAATCAATTATGTCTGTTGCTCTATTACCATCTATTAAAGGAATATCATTAGAATATCTTTCTTTTGTATATGAGTTTACTGAATAAAAATCACCACTATTTCCACTAGCTACTTGATATTGATCAAAAATTACTAATAATTTTTTAGATGGGACACCTACTTTTGCTTTTCTTACAATTTTGGAAAAATCACAATACTGTGCCTTATGACCTTTATCCAAAACATAATTATTTGTACGATCAACAAAATTACCTGCCTCTGTTCCTTGCAATATATGTTCACCACCTGACTCTTTAAAATGGATAACTTCACCAATTGCAAATTTATTTCCGTTAAGGTAAACAAATCTAATTTCAGTTGCATTCGGTGCCGAAACAATTTGACCCACCGCTCTACTATCTTTACCAACTATTTTCTCACCAATTATGGCATTTGTATTTAATGATAATCCAGAGACAAAAGTAAGTGCATCTAATGTTGGGATTGCGGTTGTTTTTGACTCATAAACTGCAACAACTTTTGATACATCTGGTACATTAAGTGAAATCTCTCTATCTTCAACTCTCAATCCATAAGCATTACTTGGTGTTAGTAAACTTGTCAAAGTCGATATACCGACAGTTCTTGTTACTTCAATCTGTTGACTTCTGGTGTAATCTTTTGATTTACTAGAGGCACCCACTTTTTTCATAGAGACATTAACTGTCACTTGAGTTGCTGAAGACTGTGATAAACCATTAAATGTAACATCATTGTTTGCATTATCAACAGATACTTGATCCGACGTTAGTGTTTCTATTAAACCATTTTGATAATGTATAGAATATTTTTCGGCATCGAAAGGTTCAAAGAAAGCACTTGCAATTCCAGAATTAGCATCTAATCCTGCTTGAGAGTTTATTGTTAAAGATCCACCTGAAACTGTTTGATTTGTGATTTGTCTACTAATAATTAAATTAGAGTTTGATGTATCAACATTTGAGATTACTTTTCTTGGTAATTTTGAATATATACCAGAATTTTCAATATTAAGTATTTTTGGAACTTTGATTCTAAATGGAGATGATGTTGAAGTTATGGTTCCTGTATTAATTCCAACTACTTCTGATGTTGCTGCAAGTGTTAATATCTTACCATCATTTGAAATCGCATTTATTCGATTGAATACTGGATCTTGGAAATTCTTTTTATTATATGAAATAATTGCATCTGTATTAATACCAACACCTGCAAAACTTCTATTTGCAACACTTGCTGCAGATCCAACTATGTTAACTTCATCAGTAAATGAAAAATTTGGTAAAACTCGATCATATAATACAGTGTCAGCGTTAAAAGTTGATATACCTGCACTAAAATTACTTTGATAAATTGATTTAACATCATCTGCTGTAAATGCTAATATTTCTTTAATTGATATATTATCATTTACAATCCTTTCATTAATAATAATTTGTTCACCTTTTATGAAGGTGCCAGTTGTTTGTGATAATGCTACTTCGTTTAAACCAGTCGCACCAGCATTTTTTGCAGCATATCCTATCGCTCCACTTGCAAGACCTCTTATTTTTGTACCTGTAGGGATGAGACTTGCTGTGAAAGGAGAACATTTCAAAATTGTAAATGTTTGAATATCAAATAAATGCAAATCCCAAGGTGTTGTTGCACCTGAATAAGATGCATCAGCAAGTCCAAAAGAATAGACTCTTGCTTCTCCAACTTGTATACCTGCTGCATTTGTCTTATTTGAACCAACTCTTTGACTTCTTAATTGAACGACATTTGTATTATTTCCACCAAGACTTATTGTAGGTGCTCCAACAACATTATTTACTTTAATCAAACTACCCATACTGAATGGAATAGATGCATTTTTTATTGTTTTTGTAGTTCTTGGTTTCTCTACATCAATGACTGTGGTGCCTGGTAAAGATACATCATAACCTCTAACATAAGCTTTACCTGGTGACAATTTTACGCACATCAAATCATCACTTGGTACATTTCCTTCGTCTGTTACTTGATTTTCAATATATAAACCACCCGATCCAACTTCGTCATTTAATGAGTCTTGAGTGGTAACACGAAATGGTTCAACTGCATAGTTTCCTGATTCATCAAATGTTCTTTTTGCAAAATATTTTTTTAATTCTGAGTATACCGTTGAGTCTTGTAATTTTTTAGTTTGACCCTCAACTGTTCTGAATAATTCAATAAAGTTAGTATCTTGATAATCTTGTAAATCTTTTTTAGCGAGTTTTACTGTTATTTTAAATCTGTCAGCACCTGGTGCTGCAAAGTTTGTAAACCCTTTGGCATTGTCATATAGAGAAGAGTCATCATTCGCATTTATGATTTCCTCTAATATTTCAAAACCAACTCTATATGAAGGGGTATTTGAATATGGTTCTAAAATAATTTGTGAAGTAGGAACGTCTACAAATGTACCACGTAAAAAATATACTCCCTTGTTAACACCAAATGCAGACCCTGTAGCAGTTGCGTTCCCAGACACCAATGTTAATACAGTTTCTTCAATATTTAAAGTTGTATTTCCATAAGTTACATTTTCTTCAAGTATCAATACTTCACCATCTGGAAAGGCAGTGCTCTCTCCACTAGTTCCTGATTGATTATACTTAATAAAGATCGTAATATCATCAACACCCTCCTCTGGAGGTAAAATAAAGTTCTTTATTGTTGCAACAATACCTGAACTTTGTCCTCTAACTCTTGTACCTTTTCCACCATTATTAGCAATTATATTACTTAAATAAATTGAAACATCAATACCTAAGTGTGTTCCATTTACTTTTGCAGAAAAATAAGTAGGATCATACTCAATACCACCAGGTATGACCATTGAACCTTCTTTAAATATGTGTTTTCCAAATGACTCAACTTGGTTTTGTAACAAAGACTGTAAACCAGTAAGTTCTCTTGCCTGTACAGGATATCCAGGTTTGAATAGAACCTTGTAAAAGTTTTTGTCCTTATTAAAATCATCATAATAAGGTGATATATTTAAGTTAGTCTTCTGTGGCAT